GGCAGTTCAATTTGTTGAGTTAACTGTTGCTCCAAAATCCAAAATCTCATCGTATTTACCAATCCAGTGCGCCACCTGTTTTGCGTACAGGTTCGCCGCATCGCGCTCGGTTTCCTGAAGTTTTGATGATTGCCATGTTGTTTTCTCTGTTTGGTTATTTGCGGTTAATTGTAGCACAACTATCAACCAATCCAAGAATTTACAGAATTCAGCAATGATTGCTCGATATAAATCCGCAACCATGCTACGAAGCCGATGAATGTTCCAGCCGATACAAACACGGCCATGAGGATATTTGTTGCGAATTTCATGTTGTCTTTTTGAATCGGCTGTATGCCGGTAGCCCTGCTTTTCTTGTGATGACGCTTATCGAATTTTTTGTCAACCCGTACTCCTCAGCCAGCACGTAGCGCTTTTCCCCGCTCAGGATGCGGTTAATAATTGACTGGTTGCGATCAAATACCATGTGCGCTCTGGCTTTAGCTGATGCGCGGGTTGCAGATAATGTGCTAGCCTGGTTCATTCGGTTATCCTCGGTTGGGGGTTAGGTTATTGCGGCAACCCGCCACAAGCCGCGTAAAACTCTTTCTGCAAGCCAGCTATCAGTGCATCAGTCGCCGCCCGCGTCCCCAAAACCTCAGACACGTCACCGATGATCCCCACGCGCTGCAAGGCCTTAAGCTCTGCCTCTTCCAGCATCAGGCGCACGGAATAGGCTAAGCCGTCGCTTCCTGTGGCTTCGTATGAGTAGCACTTCATGTTGACTCCAGTTCGTAAAAAATCACGCCAAGTTCGGTAACTGCATAGGCTTCCACTTGTGTGCAGAACTCCGAAAACTCCGAAGTCGTCAGTTGGGTAGAGCTTTTTCCGATTACCTCTCCGTTAGGAAGTTCAATGACGCCGATAAACTGGCGCTTGAACTGTTCATGCCAAATCTTTGCTGGGTACAACTTCCCACCTACCGTCGCTTGTTCGGCTATCTGAGCCAGCACGCCACGCCCCCAATAGCGACGGTTCTGCGGTTCCGTGCGCTTGCGCAGCTTGATGGTCAGCACCAGGCGCTTGCCGTCTTGCAACCAGTGGGCCAGGAAGGGGTAAACCTGCGCCTTGATTGCGGACCATGCTTGCGCCCTATTGTGTAATTCTAGCGTTAATTGGCTGTCGCTCACTTGCGCGTCCTCCAGTCCTCGAAAGCGGATTTCGCGGTAAAGCCCATCCCGGTATAGCCGTCGGACCAGCAGTACCAGATCCCCTTGAATAGCTTTAGGCGCGGTTTTGGGCGGTCAGTCATTCCGTCCTCACTTTCAGTTCCCGCGCCTTGGCGGTGTAAGTTTCCTTGATCTGCTTCAGGTCATCGATCGACCACTTACGTGATTCCTGATCTGATTCCAGCGCCTCGACAGCCGCTAGGCAAATGCGGGAAATCAGGCCCCGCCGATAGCCGACCACGTTGCCCGATGCGTAGCGGTTTTCCTGCTTGCTCTGTGCATGGCAGTTGCGCTCATCGAATCTCAGGTGTGGAGCTGATCCACGGCTGCGATAGTGGCCCGCGTCTACGGCATTGCCGGACCAATCGAGAGGCTTGCCGCTGGATATGCAGGCATATCCGGCTTGGCGGTCGCGCTCACGGATGAAGGCATTGAAGGCGGTTTGTGCTTGAGCTATCCAATAGCCGCGCCCCTTGAAAGCTTCGAGCTTCGCCTTAGTCTCCATGCGCTCTTTGATGGCGGCGACCTTCTCTGCCTTGCCGCGAATCGAGATTGCAAGCGATTTGGCGCACTCAAGGCCGCAGACAGTAGCCATTGGCATGCGGGGCTCAAACTTGGACCGGCATACTTTGCAGGTTTTGGGTTTGATGACTTTGGTGCGGATCACTTCGCAGCCTTCACAAAATCCTTGCAATCCCGCTCATGCAATCTGCCCAGATACTCATACGCCGGTTTAAGCGCACAGCCGCCGAAGCCCTGCTTTACCGTGTACATTTTTTGGCTGGCGCTGCGGTGGCGGGTGATGTGCTGGCAGTTGGCGCAAAGGACTTTCATAGAAGCACCCCGTCACCCAGAATCCGCATACACCAGCACACAAGATCAACACTGATGCCATCTGACTCATCGGCACCACTGCGCCACAAGTCCAGGATGCGGGAGGCTTCTAGCTCTTCGTGGTTGTAGTGGTTTCTCATGCTGCCTCCAACAAGTCACGGGCAACCGCGCCGCCAGCCAATGCCAGGATTTGCGCGTTGGGCGGCGGCAGCTTGGGGCACAGATCCTGCGCGTGTTCGTAAGTCAGCCGCCCTTTTGCGACGGCCTCAGACAGCGTGGCCGCGTGCCCGTTCTTGTCGTGGCCCAGCGATGGCGTCCAGCGCACGTGTCGGCCGGCATCGCGGGCTTCGCCGATCAGGCGGGTGTAGGTTTCTTTGAAGGCCATGCGAGCGGCCACCTTGTCGCCTTCCTCCAGCAGCGGCAGCGCAGTGCCGAAAGCTGACGCCATTTCGTCGGTCCACACGACAGACTGAGATTCATCAAACGGCATCTGTGCCCACGCCTCCTCAACTCCGGGGCGTCCGTCGTCAATACGACTGATAACGTCCTGAATCGTCAGCATCCCCTTGACCTCGCGGCGGCAGCGGCCCAAAGCCTTAAAAACCGCAGCCTCGGGGAAGTTCGACAGGTCTTGCACAAACATGCACGCAGCGCCTTCGGTGAAAGTCCGTCCGCACAGTTCGGCTGTCACGGCAACGGCTTGAATAAGTTCAATGCTTGGCATGGGCGTCCTTTTGTTGTGCTTCGAGCAGAAGGCCTGCAAAGGCGTTTGCGTTGGTCTGGGTACGATCCCCTTGGATGGCCTGCGTTTGCGTCACCTGGCGGCCTGTAGCCCATTCCGTGCGCAGCTTTTCGCAATCACGCAGGAGGATTCCGACCGAATGCCCGCTTTGAACGTAAAAACTGTTTCTGCTGCTCACGTACCACGCGGCAACATGGGGAGCCTCGGCTGCGCCGATTCGTCCGACAACTTGGGCAAGCTGGGCGTTTACCGTCGCATTGCGTACCGGTTCAACCGAATAGCGTTTGGCATAGGCAGCCGAATACGCCCCCCATGTCTCCGATGTTGCTGACGGCTGTTTTTCAGCCTTTTGCGGTTTCGCAGGTTTCGCCGTGGCCGGGGCATCCTCCGCAGGAGGTGCGCCGAAAGGAAGGGGATCAGGAATCAGAGTAGAGGGAATCAGGAATCCGGAATCAGAAGAGAGGGAATCAGCGCGAGTGCTTCCGATAGTTTCGGAACTTGTACCGATTTCTTCGGGGTCTGGTATTTCTGATTCGGTTTCGTTCTTGTGCGGGTTCTGATGTTTCACGAACTCCAATACCAGTATGTATTTCTTGCTGCCAACTTGATAGCGCTGGATGAATCCTTGCGCATGCAGCCAGTACAACATGGCCTCCATGTCAAGGCCTTCGCGGTATGGAAACACCTCGCCCTTGATGCGCAGGGGACGGTCCTCCAACTTGCCAGCGCGGTCGGCTAGCACCCACAAGCCCTCAAAAAGCAGGCTGTAAAGCGGGTCAGCCACTCCAAGAACCTCGTTCTTGAAAAATCCCGGCTTGATGTTCCTAGCTCGAGCCATCAGACCACCGCCACCCACACAGCGCACCCGTCGCGCCGTATATCAGTTTTGACAAGCCCGCACTCACTGATTCGTCGCTGGACTGTGTAGTAATCAATGAGCGTCAGGTAGCTCACCTCACGCGCCGTAAGCCCTCCAGGCGCGTACCTAACGCATCCGGTGATAGCCGCCCGCTCCCGGTCAGCCTTACGGCTTACAGCGGCCTTTGCAGCAGCTTTTGACGTGTCGCTGTCAGTGTTGCGGTAGCGCGTTTCAACAAAATTCATGGTCAATTGCATGGCTGTCTCCGTGTAAGAAATCGCCTACGTTGATTCGGGTCGGTAGTCCGTCAGACAGACTCAGGGCTGCGGTTAGTGTTGGTCTGGGGTGCTGTTTGCACGGACTTTGATGGCAGAGAAAGAGGTGCGGCTTTGAACCAGGGGGATGAAACGCGCACCAGATCGACGCCCTCGCTGTAGTAGCCGTTTGACTCACCAAGCCAGCGGATATCAACCCAACCCTTGACGGTTGCCAGCTTGTAGAACGTCCACGTAAAGCTCCCGCGGTAGCTGTCCTCACTGGTGTAGCCCTCGGGGTCTTTGCCGCTACTGGATTCCTCGGCATGCAAAATTGGCGAGCCAATCAAATCCGACAGATCGCCAGTGATGCTTTCAATGTTCACGCTCTCGCAGCAGTCTTGCCCGTGGTACATCACGTAGATTGATCCGTCAGTGCAGATCATTTCCAGGCGGTCGTCTCCCGCCTCGCCTTTGATGCTGGTTAGAGTTTTGCCGACCAACTCCTCCATGGGAGCGGTTGGTGTATTCCAATCAAGTCTGTAAGTGCTCATCTGCTCTCTCCTTGGGTGTGTGGTTAGGCGGGTTAGCCGCGCTTAATCTCGGTGACAACCACATCCAGCCATCCGGCCTTGGTTGCCATGTCGGCGCACTGCTTTGCCGACTCTGGGACTTCATAAGGCTTCGCGCGCACTGGGCGCTTCTTCTGTGTCTGGCGCCAGTGAGTCTCGCTCCATTCCTTTGGCCGCTTACCGAACGCGTGCCCGCGATTGGCGGCAGCGTCCCAATCGGCTAATTCGCGTTTTGCGGAGGTTTCAGCCTCCTCAAGAGCGCCCGGAGGAGGGCCCTCAACGCGGAAGCCCTCGTGAAACTGGGTTGACCTGTCGGCTGGCGGGCGCTTGATCTTTGGTGCGCTGGCTTCGATTTCTGCCAGAGTCATGGCGCGGTCGCCGACGATGAATTTCAGAGGATTGGTCATTGTGCCGCCTTTCTACGCATCACTTTTTTGTGCAGTGCAACAAGTTTTACACCGGCCTCATAAGACACCGTAGATTGCCGTCCTGTCTTAAGATCGTGGGCGTGTCCTTTTGATGCCAAACCGCAGGATTCGGATATGACTTGTAGGGTGACGCGCCGCGCTGTTAGGTCTGTGATGATTTGTTTCCAGTTCATGCTGATAATGTAGTTCGTCTGTCTGAACCTGTCAAGAAAAATATTTGCAAATGGTTGTTGACAAGAAAGTTCGGGGTGGTGTACATTCTCTACATCGCTTCACAAAGCAAAACGAACCCGGCCCGCGATACGAAAGCCGGTAAGCCCAACAGGATGCAGGGGGCGGTTCTAGGCACTAGTGCTGTAGCTGGATGGGGCGATGAGAGTGATGAAGGGGTTCGCGGCGTTGATGGAAACGTACCAAGGGACGGCTCTAGCGTTGATGGGGCTCCAGGGGTAAATGGCAGGTGATAAGCGGGCAACGCAATCCCCGCCAAAGAACTGCCTAGCTGGAATCAAGCCCAGCCGGACCCCTTCATCGCTCTTGATGGATCAACAACTAACTGGATAGCAATATGAATAAAGGGTTTAGGTTAATTGCACACAATGGCGTCATTCGCTGGTCGCGTTCCGCAGAAGTTCCGGCTCGTGCAATAGATTGCACTGACATGAGCGATGAAGAATTTGATGCGAAAGTTTGCCGGATTGTCGGCGAAACATCTGCAACATACCAATCAGAGAATGAATATCAGCTCAGCAAGAAAGAGGATTGGGCATGAACCCGCACTACCTCGAATCCTTGTACCTATCGCTGGGTTCTCCTTGCTGGTTCTGGCCACTTGTTTTTATCCTGCTTTTTGCCATGATGGTGCTGGGCAGCTCAATTTCTACGGAGTAATAAATTGAATTGTTGCGATGACTACGGCCAATGCCGACAAGCAAATGATTGCCCTGTGCGCTGCGATAAATCCGAGATACCCAAACTGATACAGCAGGACAGCGACGGCAGAGATTCTGGGGCTGCCTACGGCCAAATGGGCTGTCGATATATCGTGGCATCTATTGCGCTGGTGCTGATATGCATTTTCGCGGCAGGCGTGATTGTGGGGTTTGCTCAATGAGCGCCGTCCTCAAATCCCCATCTCCGCCGTTTGACGCGCTGGAAACCTTCCCGCTGGCATGTACAGCCGAGGAAATCGACTTTGAAGCGGCTGTTGACAAGGTAGCCACGTCCGAAGCCATGGCTGGCTGGCTGGAGTCCGCCGACCACATCCGCGAGCCGTCCAAATACTTCGGCCTGATCAGCAACAAAGAACTGTTTGAAGTGGTTTTGAGCCGGAAATCGAACGCTGAGCAGCGCGAACAGGCTGTGATTTTGCTGCATCGGCGGTTTGTCGATGAGCATTTGGAAGAAATGCGGCAGATTGCCGCTAGCCTAGGATATGGAATATGAGCCGCACAAAAGACGCAGTTATGGACCTCATGGAAGACGATGACACATGGGACGGCGAGGGGTGGCTGCGAGAAATTAATGGCGAACCTCAACCAGACCCGATGCCACCACAAGACAAACCATTCTCGATAGGTCAGTCGGCACCTGTAACGCCGGTATTTAACTAAGGACTTTCATCATGGCATTTATTGCAAAAGACTCAGGCGGCGGCAACTTCAAGCGCGTTCCCGCAGGCGTATTTATCGGGCGCTGCTACAGCCTTATTGATCTGGGCACTCAGCTCACATCCGGCCAGTACGGCGAAAAACTGCAACACAAAATCCGCATCGGCTGGGAACTGTTTGGCGAGGACGAAACGGGCGCACCGCTGACTATTGATGCTGATGGCAAGGAAATGCCGATGACTATCAGCAAGTCCTACACGGTCAGCCTGCACGAAAAGGCCAGCCTGCGCAAAGACCTTGCAGCATGGCGCGGCAAGGACTTCACAGATGAAGAAGCCAAGGCTTTCGACGTGTCAAAGCTGGTTGGCGCATATTGCATGGTCAACGTCACCACCAGCGAAACAAACGGCAAGACGTACAGCAACATCGCGGGGCTTACGCCGCTGCCGGGTGCACTGAAGAATGCCAAGCCTGCCGCCGCGCATGAGCATGTGCTGTTTGATCTGGACAAGCCAGACATGAAGGTTTTCAACGCCTTCCACGAAAAGCTGCAAGACGCCATCAAGCGCAGCCCGGAATGGGCGAAATCGCAGGGTGTCAGCTACGCACCGCCAAAAAGCGGCTTCGATGACATGGAGGGCGACAACTTCGGCTCTGATATTCCATTTTGAGTTTACGGGGCGGCATCAGCAAGTAGCTACACGAAGTACCCAAAACGAAAGCACGCGTGCGAATAGGAGTCGGGGAACCAACAAACGAACGCTGCACGCCGCCCCACCATTTTTGAAAGACCATCATGCAAGAACACCTTTACCTCGACATTGAAACGATCCCCGCACAACGCCCTGACGTGCTGGAGGAAATCCGCGAAAACAAGCGAGCCGAGCTGGATGCCGCACTTGGTGAAATTCGCCCACCTGGAAATTACAAGAAGCAGGAAACGATTGATGAATGGATGGCGACAGAAGCCCCCAAACAGGCCCAAGCGATGCGCGATGCATTCGAGGCAGACGTTGACGCCACCTATCGTAAAACCGGCCTAGACGGCGCTTTTGGTCAGGTGTGCGTGATTGGCTTTGCGGTTGACGAAAACCAGCCGAAAGCGCTTGTCGTACACAACTGGCAAGACCCTCAATCTGAAAAGGGGCTGCTCGACAGATTTATTCACGCGATGGCTTGCGAAATACTGCCGTCTAGCCAACGCAGCATCTGTGTCGTTGGCCACAACGTCTGCGGGTTTGATCTGCGGTTTCTGATGCAGCGCCACATTGTCAACGGCATTCGACCACATCCGATCATCAGGGCGGCATTTCAGGCCAAGCCGTGGGACGTGACGGTATTCGACACGATGGTTCAGTGGGGCGGTGCTGGCGCAAAACAGGGCGGCAGTTTGGACAAGCTCTGCAAGGCTCTGCGCATCCCATCGCCCAAGGGCGACATTACCGGCGCAACCGTTTGGGACGCCGTGAAGGCTGGCCGAATTGTGGAGGTCGCGGAATACTGCAAACGTGACGTGGAAGCAGCTCGCGCCGTACACCGCCGCCTGACGTTCCAAACGGCGACAGCGGAGCTTCTGGAAGACGTGCCAGCGTAGGTGATTAATGCACGCGGCTGCTTCTAGCGTTAGCCAAATGAAAAAGAAACAAGGAGAGAAACATGCCTACAGATAAAGCGCCAGTGCGCGAGTTGATTGAAGCGGCTTTGGCGGCAGGGCCGACTGAGGGCGAGTGGTCGGTGCCGCACTATTCGCGTGATGATGTTAAGTGCGATTGCACCAGCGTTTTGTCGGAGACTTGCTGCGGAGCCATCGCAACGATTCATTTCGACGATGGCAGAGGCGTTACAGAAGGCGGCGGCTATGACCCGATCCCAAGCGAGGCGAAGGCCAACGGCAAGCTGATTGCGGCGTGCTGCCCAGCCAACATCCGCCAGCTACTCTCAGAACACGACGCATCAATTGCCGCAGAGAGGGCAAGGGGTGATCGGCTGGAGGCGGCGGTTAAGCAGGTTTACGGCATGCACCACGACTTGATTGTGGTTATGCAGGCGGCTTGGATCGCGTGGCAGCGCGGCAACAAAGACGCGAACGCCGCAATGCTGTGGATTGAAAACACCTTGGATGGCCCCGGCTTGATCCCCGATGCTGATGAGCCCTATTCCGACGACCCGCAAGCCTACTTCGACAAGAACCGGATGGAGCCATACCCGGAATGTTTCTGCGGAAAGCCCTCAAACCAGCTTTGGATGGGCAAAGGCTTTTGCAGCGAAACGCACTACGACGAACACCGCGCCGCCCTAGCAGTGTCCGTCGATGCGTTGGATGATGAGCAGATGGACGAACTTATTCGCAGGCTTGGCGGTGAGTGGGCTGCACCATATGGCGACCTGTACGCAGCAATGCTCACCGCCGCCCCTTCTCATTTGGCCGTGTGTGCTGGTGGCAGCGTAACTCAGCCAGCGTCTGATGAAATGGATTCAGTCGCCATACGCTACGCGCACAGCTTGGCGCTGGAACTTGAAACCGTTTTATCCGCTTGCGACGGCACGCATTGGGACAAGGCCATACAAGTTCTTGGTGACTACCGCAGCGCCATGAGTCGGATCCACGAGCGCGAAAGTCCTACTTTTATGGGTGAGCCTTTGATACAGGAGAAAAGCAAATGAGCGAAGCACTAGAGCGGGTAATTTCATGGCAGCAGCGGAAGATTGACCATCAATCGGGCTTGCTTGAATTACAAATGAAAAGCCTGCAAACATGCTTCACGCGGCATGATGAATTGTTTGAAAACTTTGCGCGGTTAATTGATGTCAGTCTTCCGAAAGACTACCAGTTACTCGAGATTGACGAGTACAGGAAGCTGCGCAACGCATGCCGATTGCAGATGCTTGCCGCTGGCTACTGCATGACTTGCTACAACTTTAATTGTGAATGCGAGAGGCAGTATGACTAATTTGATTAAGCTACCACCAACAACAACCATGACAGCAGAACGGGCGCTGCAATCTGCGCTGGTTGACGCTGAGAGCAAGTACTTGGATGACGTGCTGATTATTGGCTACGACGAGGACGGCGCACTCTACATACGCTCATCACGATTGACGTGTGCGCAGTCTCTATTTCTGGCAAACAAAGCCGCTCGATGGGCGGAATCTGGAGGTGAATTTTGAGGCCCGACTACTGCCCAATCGGTGGCGAACCCTGCCAGTCACTGTGCGAGAAACCCTGCAAGGTCATCAGACGCAAGCCGATCAGCGACTTTGACGCTGCCGACGCTTTCACAACTGAGCCGCACACCGATGATGTGTTTGCGGCCTATCAGCAGGGCATTCGATTTGCAGAGCACGCCCACGGGATAGTCGAGCCTGCACGAGGTGATGCGCTTGCCTACGGCCAAATGAATCAGACCAGCGAAGGGGGCCCAGATGCGTGATATGAAAGTTACGAATATCCGCGACAACCCAAAGTTCTCTATTCCAAAGAGCGCTATCGAAGCTTTGCGCGATCTGGGTGGATTCACGTTGGAGGATCTGGGACGCCCGAAAGATTTCTATTTGAGGCGGCGCAAGGTCGGCACAGAAATCTGGTTCACGTATTCCGGCAGCGCTCGCCTGACCGTAAACATGAGCGTTCATCACAACGTGTGGCCCGAGAACTTCAAGGCTGCACGCGCATGGGTCGCTGAAAACTATCCAGCTGTCGCCGCCGCGCCTATCGGTCAACAGGAGTAGATATGAAGAACTGCACAAACTGCGGTGAAATCAAACCGCTTGAAGAATACAGGCCGCATCGAGGAGAATGCAAGAGGTGCCAGGATGCGAAAAGAATGATCCGCTATTGGGCCAATCGAGCCGCCGAGATTGCGGCCATGAAGACGCGAAACCCAGCCATGTATCAACGCAGGGCAGCAGTAATAAAAGAGCGGTCTGCTGCTTGGGCGAAGGCTAACCCAGAAAAGCGCCGCGATATTTGCAAAGAAAACATGCGCAGGCAAAGGGCTAATTTGTCGAATGGATATGTCCGCCGAATGCTCGCTGAAAGCATTGGCTTAAATTCCACTCAGATCCCCGAATCTCTTGTAACCGTTCAACGTGAACTACTCAAACTTAAAAGGGCGATCAATGAAAAACTGTGATGAACTGCGCGACGAATTGGCTGCGGTATTTTCAAAACTTCAGGCGGGCGAGATTAAGCCAGGTGAGGCGGCAGAGCTTGCCAATCTGGCCGGGAAGATGATCAGCAGCGCAAAGGTGCAGGTTGAATATTACGCGCTGCGCAAAGAAGCGCCGTCGATTAAATTTTTGGGAACGCCGCATGCCAATTGAATACGTCCGACTATCCGGAGAGCCGCACCACTTTGCGAAGTGCAAACACTGCGCCGAGCCGTACCCGGAATTCATGCGTGGACAGGTGCAGAGTACATGGCGGCGACTGCTTGGCCTGCCTTGACTGCGACCATGAAGAGCCCAGGACCGCACCAACGGGGCAAGATCAAGGAGCCAATACACCATGTTCCTGACGCCAGAAGGTTTTTTCCCGGCTTTTCTGGATTGGCCTGTTTGTTCTCTGGCTCTGCTGTGAGGCTTGGGACTGGGTTACTTGGATTTGTAAGAAGAGATTACATTAGATTCCGGTTAGCACCAGAACCAACTACTCCTTATTGAACTTGTCCAGCGATCGGAAGCCTAGGTAGGCCGCTGCTGGTGCGAGCAGGACGGCAGACAGCTCGAAACTTGCCCCGCTGTCAAACAATTTGGCCGACTTGAGGCCCTCAAAAATGAGGACATAGATCATAGTGGCGTACCAGCTTTGACGCGCCATCATTGGGCGAGTGTGTCTGACGTATTCATCTTCAGCATTGTCGCCACCGCGGATGGTAAGCTGCTGCTCCTGGTGCGCGGCTTGTTCGTCGTTTAGTCGAATCTCTTCCATTGCGCGGATATGTTCGCGGATACTAGATTCCTCCTGCACCGCCAGTTCACGCAGCTTTAGCACCGTCGAAGGGTCGCTCTGTAAGGCCTCGAGGGCCTTCGCGGGGTCGTTAGTTCCGGTAGCACTACCCACCAGCGCAACACCAGCGGCAACGGCTCCCGGCACGTTCCCCGTCAGCAGGCTACCTACGAGCGCTGCGCCGATTCCAGCGTTTCCTTTGAGCCAATTACCTACATCAGACCAGTTCATAGAAACTCCTAGGCAAGTTCAAAGTGAGGGCTTAGCCTACTAGGCAAAGCGCCATTGGAATTGACCATCCGCGTGCAACTCGCGCAGAATATGCGGATCGAGTCACGCCAGTTTGTTCCAGCCATTCGGCCAGACACTTCCGCTCGCCACCAAATTCTATCCAAACCGTATTCCTCCGATTTCTGCACTGCTCTTTGTGCGTTGTCCATCGGCAATTCTCAGCCGAATAATGTCCGTCGTTGTTGATGCGGTCGATTGTTAAATCGTCAGAGTATCCATTTGCAAGCGCCCACGCCTTGAAACTTTGATAGTTGCTCCATGCTGGGTCATATTTTATTCCGCGTGACGCATAGCCAGATGTAGCAAAGCGGTTTGCCAGTGGATTGCATCGCTTCAACATTCCGCGCCAAATAGAATGCAGTCGAGCGACTGCACCAACCTTAGCATCCCCATGACGACGCCTGTTGTTTCCTGTCGCACACCGTTCAAGATGGAGGCAGCCACAAGATTTGACCGCCCCGCTTACCACCGAAGCGACGTGGATTTCCTTCGTGTTACCACACTGACAAGAGAACAGCCAAAAGGTGCGAGTGCCACGTTTTGGAGCAATCCGCAAGGCCGTCAATCGGCCATAAACTGTTCCAGTGTGGTCGTTTGGTTTCATGCCACCTATGATGCCACATCAAAGCGCGTCTCGCATGACTTACACGGACAACTCCCAATGCGGACTATCGGTTTCGCCTCGCTCACGAGCAACGCCGTCCTGATCCCAGTCGGCACCCCATCGAATAGGGATGCCAAGCTCTTTTGATGCTTTCATCATTGCGGCGGCAATGACGTCAAACTTGGACACTGTGTTCCAGTCAATTGGGTACGGCGCAAGATCCACCGCACGACCAAGACCATCATCGGCGGGCAGGTGACGAGAATTCAGAGTCCACGTAACGATGTTGCCAGGTTTCGTTCGGCCTTGCGCGTAGAGTTCTTTCTGTTCCGAAAGAGTGCGGACCCCGCATATAACCGCGAAGTCCTGTTCACTGATCTCAATGGCCCTGGTGACCACAGCAACAAGATTAGGGTGGAGGCCCTTTAGCTTGCCAAGTGATGCTGGCCCAAGTTTATAGCCCATCTCTTTTCGCTCCTTTGTAAAACTCGCTCACGTTTTGCCCGTCGTACCACAGCAGCCCCTCAAACAGGGCCAACGACCCTGCCAACGCAAGTGCTGCGTTCTTGTAGTCACTGGAAAAAATGGCGCTGAACAAAAGCCACGACCCGGCACCTGCACAAAGAGCTATGGCATGTTTAATGTACCAGGGCGATTTATGAGCTGGCATAAATCCAGCTCGGCAGGTGAAGTGCGCGAGCGACCAGCCACCGATTAGCATTGCCGCGACGTCGTAAATACTCACTTTGGCACCCTTGCTTCTAGCCAGGCTGCTGCTATTGGCCAAACCCTGAAGGCGATCACTTGCCAAAAGGCTGAGATCAAAAATGCCATCAACAAAGGGCTTTCTAATTTTGGGCTGACGTAAACCCCAAGAGCGACTGCCGTCCACGGTCCACCAAGGCCCCCGCAGATTAGACTCACAAGACCATTCGCCAAAGCCTCTTTACGTATGGTCGAGCTAGATTTTTTGTCGTCTGGTTCCGTCTTCAGGAGCATGTAGACCATGCCGAAAGTTGCCAGCACCCACGGCCAGGGGTCAAGACCGGCAGAAGCGGCGGAGACTCCAACCAAACCAGCAGGAGCTACAGTTGCGAAGGCTTTATTGGAAAATAAAGATGCTGCTGAAATAATAAATTTATTCATGGCGAGAAAAGTAAAGCCTAATCAGGTACAACAAGACAAATCGACCAGCGGCAAATATCAAACTCATCTTTACTGCCACGAGTGTGTCTATGTGGTCTCCGCTTAGGTAGGCTACGAATGGAATTGTTGCAAACCCAGAAACCACAATCGCAAGAGTCGCAATAGCAGGTTCCCTCCAATTGCGCCACTTCATCTTAGCGGACCGGAAATAATGGAGGACCCTGGAATACTCAAGGCCAGCGCCATAAATTGAGCTGGGCCGAATATCTCAGGGGAGGTCACGCCGACCGACGCGCCTATAATTTCGTTGCAAAACCACCGATCTTCGGAGTGCCCTACCGGTAACACTGTGGCCAAGGCACCGAGGGTATCGTACTTTTTGCCGACTTGGTATTGCACAAACTCAAGCGAACTTCTTGCATCCCAAAGTGGCACGTCTACCGCAACCCAATTTGCGCGGGTAAGATTCGCGGATTTGACTCGCACCCCTCCGTCTCGAATACTTGCTGAGGCGATAATGGCTTGCCCATTATCGCCGAGTCCGTAGTACCCTTCAACGTGCGTCACTTGCTTAAACTGACCACGCTGCGCGGCCCTTGTCACAACCCATCCCAAGCGAGCCGAAAGCGTGTCCTTTGCATGGTTTCCAACATAGCCTAGTACGATCATGTTGAATTACTCGCCGTAACAGGCTGGCCAACCCGTGGAAAAATCGTATGCCGACGGATCAACGCTGGCCCCTAGGGCTGCTCTATGAGCTTCGGCGTTGCCAAAGTTTAGTTTGTCGCTAATGGCGACAGCTGCGAAGATACTGGACGCGATGGCGGGAGTCATAGTGACAAACGAATTGTCAAGAGTCTTCCATTGCAACCCAGATGGCATGTTAGAACCCATCATTATGAGTCCCATTTGCTGAATTCGGCTTGTATCGTCGGAGTGGAACCACTTGTCAATACCACCAATTGCAACCTTGACGCCCAAACTCCTGCGCCTATCGCGCTCAGCCTTGATAGCCTCCCACTTCACCAGTCTAACTTTGCTTTTGTCAATATCAATCATGAAGTCACCTGTTCAAAATGAATTTCCAGCGGAACCTACACCATCCGTTAAATTGGCGATTGGAACTACCCAGGCGTCTCTGGCGTCTCTGGTGGAAGGAAGTTCCGCCGAATCAATAATTTTGTACGGTACGCCTTCTGGTACGTCCTTTTTTGCGACGGCATCAATTCCATGTTCGGCCAATGCCTCCGGCGTCGGCCAAATGACTGCGACAGTATGATTGTCCTGGTTATAAATAACTACTTGAGTCATGGGCTTGTTTCCTTATCTGAAAATAACAACTGAGGCGTAAAGGGGGTCAAACGGCACTCCGGCATCAGAAACAGCCATGCCAACAGCCGATGTAGTGCGGGCTACTGCAATATCTTCCCGTGCCGCCCACGAATTGTTAAAGGCGTTTGCCGAACTAAAAATAGGCGCGTAGTCCACATCTTGCAGTGCCGTTGTCAGATTTATGGTGTAACGACCGACGCCCCGGTCGGTAATACTAGACACATTGCCGCTCGCTCGAATTGCGACAACCCCCTGCCCATTGAAATTAACCCAGGCGCGTGGCGCGTACACTGGGGCCGAACCGGATGCGTTGAATCCTTCGCGCATTCGCAAGGGTGTGATCGCTTTTGTGTTATCGGTGCCTGCTTGCGCTTCACCCGTGCTGGCGATTTCTAGACTTTGTACTACCCCATTTGCCGGATTCAGTAACACCCATTTATCCAACACGGAGTCAAAATTCATCTCCAACCAATGACCGGCACCAGCGATGTCGCCAGCCGACAGTGCTAAATTGTTGCCCTTGACTATTGTCTTAGCGGCTAGGCCGTCCGCTGCAAATGTAGGAGTTATTGTTGTGTTGGCAGACCCCGCCCGCACAATGACTGTTGCTCCATTGGTAAGAACAATATCTGGTGTGAAGTTGCCAGTTATGGCCTCTGACGTGCCGCCTGCTATCGCAGTTGGAATGCCAAGAGAGCGCACCACGGCGGCCATGTAGTCTGCAATATTCTGTGGTGTAAGCGAATCAGTGATGTTATTCGCTTGGTTGTCCGCGATGAACTCAGCTACGCCAGAAGATATGAGCGATGCTTGACGAAGTGCCTTGTTAACCAGCTTGCTACGAGCAATTCCAGGTTGATTGCCAATAGGCCGCTGTGAATCGGCTAGATACTCGGCCTGAGTAAGCAGGTTGGTGCCGGTATCTGTTCCGGCAAATTGAAGAATTTCATTGGTCGCCATTTAAATTACTCCGTAGTCTGTTGCAGCAGAAACTCTAGTGATCGATGTTATCGTGATAGTTAAATCCGCGTCAGTGAAACTTGATACGGCGTCCAAGACATACCCGTTTGGCGAAGGTATAGATGCGCCGTCTGCAATGCAGAGAAGTACCAGATTAAATGTATCTCCAGTGACGCCGTCCGCCAGAAACACACTCTGGTCATAGGTAAACCCGGAAACTGGGTTTCTCAGACGTATTTTTAATGACCCAGTCTGCCCCGCTGCTTTGTTCGCGTAACTGCCCTGTATTCGCCATTGGTGGAATTGCCCACCTACTGGATTCTCAATTAGTCGACCTGTCGGACTCGACCCTCTGGTTGAGTCAAACAAGTCGGAATACGTATCCGTGGGCGAGTCATATGGAAACGTGGTAGTCGGAAACGAACTTAGACTTGCCGTTGCCGCAATAATGTCAAATGTCTTAGCAACGGCAGCGGTAAAGTTGACGAGCGACAGAGTTACGCCGTAATTGGCCTTAATCTGCCCAGCGTTGCTGCGGTATCCAGCCCACTTCCATACGGCGGGGCTTACACTGGATAGACGCCAGTAACTTTGGTCATCCAGTTGCAGCGCCAACTTACCAATTAAGTTTACGTCTGTTATGACTGCACTAGTTCTGGCCGCCGCCGAGGCGTAGGTGAAATTTTGCGGCTGATGTATCTCACCATCAGAAATATCTAGATGTTCCATCTAAGAAAATACCCCTTCTCCATCAACCGTAACCAAGAAGCCATTAACCAACACTGGATTAACAACAGGAGGAAGTGGCGGCGACACCTCTAGCCCCCACTCACCGGAGCCCCATCCAGCAAGGGCGTCATTCTCGACGACATCCCAAGCCAGCAATTTGCCACCCGATGGGGCCAACATGTAATATTGTATTCTGACACCTTCCGGCTTCAGTGGAAGATACCCACCAAGTAATACCGCTTGATTAATGGCCGAAAGCGATATCCCAGATATTCCAATGCTCATGGACATATCTTGGTTATCCTGGATCAGAATGTACGTACCATCGCCAAATGCACTATCTACGACCGCATAGGCTCCAGGAATTGTTCCGTCCCAACGATTGGCGGCAATTTTCGCCTTGAGCAAAACACGGTATGCGTCGTCAGGTAAATCCACCAAGCCGCTATCTGGATCAAACTGACCTTGCCAACTACCCGACTCCCAGCCGGTGCTTGCCACGTCATCCCAGGAGAAATACACCCCAGTCAATGGAATATCAACGCGGCGGGACCGACCTATCCATATACCAACCGCATCTAGCTGGACGCCAATTGCTTGGTCAATATCAAAATCGGCGGGAAACTCCGCCATGACAGTTTGTAGATAGGATAGCGGCGAAACATTGGCAAGCACCGTGGCTTCAAACTTGACCTTGCCGCGATGTTCGCTGGTGATTAGGTTTAGATATTCCTCGTCCGTCATAGCACAATTACCGTGACATCAATAGACGGGTCGCACTCCGCAACTTCATTAAATGCAAGAGTTAGGTTGGCCGTGCCAAACGCGCCGGCATTCTTTTTAATGCGAAGCTGAGTGATATAAAACGAGGTGCCGGCAGCAAGTCCTGGGAGGTTGGCCGGCACGTAAAGTTTTGTGATTAAAATATCGTCACCGATTTCAAGCGATTTAATCGTCTCACTGACTGCATCTTTTATTAAAGAGGCGAACCCTGACGTATAACCAGCCAACGATTGAATGGTAACCTCAACCCCAATTGTTGCCGGAGTTGGCCTGAAAAAGTTAATCAGATTTGGGATGCCATATTGGTCTACTGTTGTCACAGCAGTTGTGCCGTAAGTTCCAGTTCCCGGCGTCTTTTTTACGGCGATCGCATCGCCAATAGCCTGCTGGTCACCGCCCTCGGCAACTATGGCGATACTGTGTGGAGGAATGCCATTAGCATCAATTAAGGATGTGTCATTCTCGTAACCTCGAAACCTCGAAACGCCAGGAACGGAAGCCACGGCCCCGATTGTTCCATCAAGAACTGACAGCGATGGCAAGGCCGTTGAGGAGGATTGACGCCGACGCAACTCTGCATCTGTCTCAACAGGGTCTCCTGTCGTGGCTGCAACCATGTTGGTGACTGACTGCCAACCCAGAGTCGGCGTGGCAATCTTGATGATAGAATTTGCAGAGGCGGAAATTGAGCCAATTTCTACCGCGGTTGCGGTCACAGTGACCGAGCCACCAGGTGGTATGGTTACTGATGTCGGCAGGTCCCACTTCTGACCGAGCGTGTCCTCGGCCTGACCGCTTGTGATTTGAGTTCCAGATACGCCGATTATCAGCAAATCAGCAGTTGAGTGTGTGGCCACCCGCCTGCGAATCCCATTGATCTTCACATTGCGACTCAATGCATCGGCCTGGGCGGACAGTGGCGAGAAGCTAGAGTACACGGCAGCGGCAACCTGAATCGTATCAAATATGGCCAGCGCTTGAATGGCTATCCACTGCCCATCTTGAGAATCAGCTTCAAGATAAGTGTCAGCACCGTAAATGGTGCGGTACTCTTCAGTAAGGTACTGAAGCACGGTTGGATAATCAGGATAGTGGAATCCTGTTGCGTCCACGTAAACAAGGTCGGCGATCGCCATTAAACTACTCCAATAACAGTCGCCGGGCCAAATGTGGTATCTATAGTTGCTTGAATTGTGACTTTGCGCTCGTCCGCGTCAAACTGCAAATCGAAAGCCGACAACCCTGTAACATTTTCGGTTTCCAAAATACGCTGCCTTATTGCAGGCGCTACTGTCTGCTGGGTGTATTTCCCCAAAGCCGCCTGAACATATGGCGTGCCCTCAGTCGAATCGAGAAACCATTCATCGAGCCATAAGTTAAGCCTAGTTACAACAGCTTGGGCTACAGTTTCTGGGGTGTTTCGAAGAAAGTCGGCCTGCTGGCTCCCGAATGTCATATCTCCAGCATCAGTTAGTCGACGGTATCTCACGTTAGCTTCCCCATATTCGGATTATATCCATTGCCATTGGGGCCGTAAATCAGTTTGTCGGAGCGCCGGAGATGCCGCCGCCTGTTTGTACGCCGACATGGCGGTGTGTGCCAAAGACAATACCATCGAAAGATACAGCGCCACCGGCCTGAGTTATAGGCCCAGTTATATTCAGCGGTCCTACAAAGTTGATCGCAGGAGCCTCCAAGTCGATCTGAGTAGTCGAAACCAGTCGCACTGTTCCGCCAGGCGCAATTTCCACATAGGTGGTGCCTTCTTCATCTCGAAGTTGGACGTTTGTGGAGCTAACTCCAGACAGTTTCTTTGGCTGGCTGGTGGGTGCCAAAACTGCAAAACCATCAGATAGATCATGCATGCGGACCTCAGCCGGAGCGCCCACACCACCAGACTGCCACCATGAGTCAATGCAGCGACTGGAAAACACCACAAGCACTTCATCGCCGGCGGCGATAGGGAATGTCAGGGCGAAACCGCCGGCACGAGGCCATACAATTGGGACGTCAACCAGCAATGGCAGGTTCACCAGTTGACTGGCCCCGCTTGGAGATGCCACAGAACCCTGGACAGATGGTTGGACTGATAGAGTTTGGCTACCAAGGTCCACAGCCGAAACTATGCCTGGTATGGCAGTCCAAATTTGCGCCTGTTGACTCTCCATGGCCAGGCGCAAAGACTCTTCAGGATCGTTCAATCGTTCTTCGCGGTTCATGTTGGCTTCACTTGGTTGTTAGGCGGCTGAGTGGCATCAATGTCAAGTCCTACTATATCGGAGTACCAATCATTGCCTCGTGTATCGCCTGAATGCTCTACGACTAAAAGCCGGTAGAGACCATCAGAGGCTACATCAGCCGGCTTGTTGGCTTGTGCGTCCTTTGCCGTATCTGGCAACTTTGCGCTGGACACATCCTTCTCATCAACCCTTACCCTGCCTCCGATTTTTAAAGTTGGATTCAATAGGCATCTGATCTTTATTCCGTCGTTTGTCTGCTCAGGCTGACCCACAAGTCCTGTTTTGCTATTGAGCACAACCGCCTGAGCTGGCAATACGCCGCCCAATGGCACAAATTGTAATTTTCCGTCCTGAATTGACCACGAGGTGTCTGACGACTCGGCAGACTGGCGAAGATAGTCTCTGGCCATTCCGTACATTACCTTGCCGCGCGGAAGCTTAACCCCTCCAGTGTCACCCACGTATCCACTTTTGACCCCGCGGGCAGTCATTGGGCTGGCGGCGGCGGAGATCTGGTCTGACTGTTTAGCCCCCGCTGCCAATGTTGTGTTTACTACTGCAAAGTTATAGGCGTCGTCGCCGTCACCAGCGGCAATATCAATGTAGGTATCTGTTCCGCTCTCGCGTCCAAATCTCACCTGCTTAATGTTCCCATCGAAAATAACTCCGTAGTTAGATTCATACCCAGCTTGCAGTGAGACGCGACTGAACTCCTTGCGAATACGGGCTACAGTAGATTCAGCAACGTTATAGACGCGGATTTCTGCCGTATTTGGTGTCTGGGCATCAGACTTCTTGACTGCAAACTTAATGTGTAGCAATGACAGGTCCAATCCAGAGCCGCCAGCAGTTGATACAAGCAGTTTGCACTGCCGAAGATATTGCCTCTGCTCAGTTGCCATTAGACATCCACCAGGTAGTAGAGATTTGCCTCTTGACCGAGATTGTCGAGAGTTGGTGGAGAAAATTCGTCTCCATCGGTGTAGACGAGCAGCTTGCCCGGAATGCCAATGTGCTCAAACTGCCCGAGAAGGTCTGTACCTGCTACCAGAGGTAGGTTGACAATTAGCGGTTGGCTTGTGACTTCATCAAAGATGTCTATTGTCCATGCTGGCATTTCTCCGTTCCACTTACAAACAATGATATACGCGGTGCCAGCCAATTCAACAATGAACCGCTGTGGAACGTTGGACAAGGGCATGACAAAAAGTTGATCCATAATTACCCCGCCAAAGTGCGAAGAGCGCTACGGTTACGCTCAGGAGCCGGCTGTGCGCTCTTCTGGCCCGCGTTCTCTGTGGCCCCAGTCTTGCCAGGATTCGCCTGCTGCCTGCGCGGGGGGACGGTAGTGCTCTCTACCTGGACGATAAAGATTTCCTGCAACTCAGCCGAGATGCTAAGGACGTTCTCAGTCTGGGCATCATTCGTCTGTCCCAGAGACTTGAACAGCATGTTCTTGTAGGCACGCTTACCAGTCACCACGTCAAACGGCTCTCTGCTTGCCTGTAGCTGTCGTAGTTTAGAGTAGGTCTCCGTCAACGGGGCGTCATCCGCGTTGAACATGATTTTGATGCTCACAGTTGCCGGTTTCAGATAGGCGTGGTCGGTGACCGTTGCCCCCTGTTGAACCGGGTGCTGGGTTATTTCCAGATCATCGCTTGCCACTTCCTCGAGAGTAACCGTGGCTGTGAACGGCCCTATAGAACGGCGCGGAATGATTGTGGCCGGGGTGCTTGGGTTGAGTTGACTCATCGTGCGACCCCTTTCATGTTTCGGGCCATATCAGCGTTCACCCTATTTTGTTGCCCTGACACAGCCTTTGCGGTTGCATCAGGGTTGCTAGCACCCTGCACAACAATCTGAGTTTGTTGGCTTACGTTCTGTGAACCAGCAGTCATTGCAGCCGCCGACTGAGGCGTCGGCGTTAGTGATGGTTTAGACGCGCCACCGCCGACGAGCCCGGAAATTGCGCCGGCGAAGTTACCTATTCCTTCTCCCAGGTTCTTGATCGCTGACCAAGCGGAGGTAAAGATACCAATTACACCATTTACCAATTCACCTACGGCGTTCCACGCCCCTGAGAAGTCGCCCGTAAGCAGACTCACTAGCGCATCAACAGCAGCAAACATGACGGTAAATGCGCTTGTCAGCAGGTCGCGCAAAGCCCCGATAGCGGACATGGCGGAATCAATGGCAGGCTCCCAGGCGGACCAATCTACCAGGCTGTCTCCTCCTTCTTTCCATGTCAGGAAGTCGTCAACTAGCAGAGCTATGCCAGCGGCAAGCGCTAGTATCATGCCAAGAGGAGTCGCCAGGAATGAGAGATTCAAGAACTTCCACGCGGCAGCGGCGGCCAGAATATAGCCTGCCAAGCCGTCAGTAGCGTCGTTGACCTTTACCAGAAAGCCGATGATGGCTCCAATGGCTGAGCCTACGCGGCCTACGATCTTGATGAACGCTTCAGCTATGCGCAGCACCACGTTAATGATGGGCGTAACCGCGTTGATAATTTTGGGCATGTTCTCGACCAAGAACTTGCGCAACGTGTCGATGCCATTCTTGATCTGGCCCATGAACTTGAGGCCGACAGCTGACTTGATGGCGTCGAACGTCATTTTCAGACGATCCATACTGTCGTTAAATTCTCCCGACTGTTCAGCCGCTTTGTTGGCGTCAATACCGGCGTTCTTGTACAACTGGTCAAACTCAGCTGCAAGCCCTGACACGTCAGTTGTAAGGGCGTTTATCATTGTTGGGTCAATGCCCAGCTTGGACAAAATGGCGATTTGCTCGCCGCGACCCATGTCCTTGATCTTGTTGCCGATGTCGGCCATGAGGACTGAGGCGTCCTTCAGATCACCATTACTATCCTTGGCGGAAAGACCCAACGTCTCAAAAATCTTGGCCCCGCGACCAATACCAAGAGCAGCCTCACCAGCGACCCGGCTCAGGCCTTCAATGGACGAGTTCGCCGCGTCGACGCTGGACCCTGTGAGTGTGGCCACGTAACCCAAGCGCATAACGCTTTCGGCTGTGGTATTAACCCGGTCGGCAAGGTCACCTATTGCGTCAAACTTGTCTGCAACACCTGCAACAAACGAGGTGATTACCCCGGCAGCTGCAACAGCGGCGGCACCAATGGCCCCAACTGCGATTGTCGCATTTGTGATGCCAGAGCTAAATTTAGATAGGCCGGCCTCGTCGATCTGAAACCCAAGGCCTACTAGAAACTCCTTGATGACTTCACCGCTCATTTGTTTGCCTCACGATACCGCATCTCATTCTCCTCTTGCACGTCTAGCGCATCGTTCATCAAAGCAACATCAGCCAGACTGAGGGAGCAATCGATCAGGCTTTCATACTTGCACATTCCCCTCAACACTGGCCGGAGCAACCAATCCTCCCCATCGGGAAGCGAAACCCACCTTACTGGCCTTTTGCTTTCTGGGCTGCTTCTTTCAAATCCGAGGGGAGAGCGGCGAAAAAACCGGACATGTTGAAAGCCAGGGTTTCCCACGCCAACTTGAGCATCTGAGCCATACTGATGTCGTCGTACATGAGCAGACTTTCAGTGGAGACTGGCCCCCACCCTAAACCATTCGGCTGCTTGCGGCTGACGACCTTCAGCAGGCCAAAGATGCAGTAGTCGGCATCGGCATCAGAGAGCTTGGCTACTGCGGTAGCGATGGGGGGCAGGGCAGCTAAACCGCCCTTGCCTCCCTGTAGGGCTGGCACCAGCTCTCCCATAACCGGGGCCAGGCGGCGAACAATGTGGAATTGAGCGCGAGCGTCCAGTTTACCGATTCGGTAGGAGTGCCCGTCCAGTTCGAGTTCCATCATTAAGCCTCAGGGGTCCCGCTACCCAGGACGGCGGTAGTTTTAATCGCATCAAACGTCCACTCCATCAGACCACCTTCCTTTGCGTAGGTGACAGTTGGTCGCTTTTTGAACGCCGCGTCGGTCAAGGTGATGTTGTCGCCACGTACAGCGTCGCGCACTGTAATAGTGTTCCTGCCGTGGTTGGCACTAGACTTGGTCTGCTGGTTGTACATCTCTTGGAGCTGCTTGTTGACCGGGGAAGTCTTGAGCAGGCGGATGGTAACTGAGCTGGCCTCGTTCGCAATGAGCGAGTGCATGCCAGCACCGTCAGCGCCAATGGTCATTACGTTCTTGTCCTCTAAGGATTCGATGGTGATGCACTCTTCTGCCACGCCAGCACCGGCTGCCAGGTTGATCGAGCCGCCGACGCCAGAGATGGCGGCGACAACGTCTTGGAAGGAATAAGTTGCCATGTTTGTTCTCCTAAGTTAATTTACTGCTGCGGCTCGCTTCTTTGCCCACCACTCTTTTCTAATTTCCGAAAGCCGATGCTTTTGTTCATCCGACAATGAACGCCCCGTCACCGCGGCAATTTGCGCGGCTTTGCGTCTTGCCTCGCCTTCTGAGGAAATTTTACCTTTCCTGTTGGCAGACATAAGAGCCTTTGATTCTTCACTATGAGGACTTCTTTTTTTGCCCGCATGAATCTCTGACATTCGCTGCCTGTATCCAGGGCTATCCCAACGAGCCTTATGCGCGGCAGACATTTTTATCCTTGCTTCTTGACTTGCCTTCATTTTTGGCTTGCCCTTCTGCCATTCAGACATTTTTGCAATTGTTTCCAATGTATGTTTCTTCCCAGTCTGGGATACGGACATTTTTAACCGCGTCTCTTCACTGTGCTTTGAACCGACCTTCTTTGCAGCAACTCTTGCCGCTATTTCAGGGTTGCTCATCGGAGACGCCTGCCCGCCTGCCAACACGTTGTACCCATTCGGGAGCATTGTATTGTGCTGCCTTATCGCATCAATTTCAGCTTGAAATGCAAGATCATCAGGGCATTCTGTCAGTACTATCATGTCAGGCTTCCCAAGCGCTCGCCATGCCTTATGGCAAGGTGTGGCACTGCCGCCTTTCGCGGCATCAGCGTGCCCCTTGAGCCTGCGCTGTGCAGTGCCAAGGGTTAATCCGATGTAGGATTTTCCGTTCACAAATGTCAGCTTGTAAATAAGTGCCATGTTTTTGACCTAGTAATTGATACCAGAATCATATCATTGCTATGGTCTACTTCAACGGCTACCTATTCACATCCACCAAACAATCTAGCTCGTGAATCGCCCCAGCAAGCTTCAGAGCAATTTGAATTGGAGGCGCGATTCGCTGTTCACGAATCGACTGATCTTGCAAAGCCATTGGCTGCGTGTAGATGTAGAAGCCCTCAGTTAGGAACTGCCCGCGCTCAAGCTGTCCGAAGCCGTCGGCGTTCCATTGGCCGGGAGCCACCAGACCGTTATTGATTGCTTCAGCACACACGTTCGAGGCGGTATTCACAAGTTGATTCTGACCTGCATCGGTCTGAGGAATCTTTGTCTTGCTCTGATAGAGCAAGTTGTAGAGTGCCGTTTGCAGCGCGTCGACGAACCAGTCAAGGCCGTGAATCTCATCAAAGTACGCCTGTCCACTCATCACGCCATATTGAATGATGGCCGTGTCGTTCATGTACTTCACGAAGACATTGCAACGCTTGGCTTTGAGAGTCTGGGCTTGCGTCTCCGTCAGCAGTTCGGCGACAACACCCGGCTCCTGCTTGTACATTAGCGTAATTGTCGATCGGTTGGCGCTAAAGTTGACAGAGAAGGCTCGTCCGAACATCGAAGCTACGGCATATTTGTTGGCACTAAATGTCACGAAGCTGCGCTTGTAGAGGAGAGCTTTCAGGCGACTAGCCATATCGGTCGTCCACGCGCTGTCAAGCACGCGAGTGTCCGTCTCGGTGAAGCCAAAGATGCGGCTGATAGAAGCACCTTCAATGAAGGCTGCAACGTCCACGGCCTGGTCGTCAGTCGGCATTGTGGAGGCCGCGAATGTCAGCCCATACCACATGCCTGACATGTTGGCCAACTCGGTGACGCACGCAACTGGGGTCTCAGCGGCAAAGCCGGGAACCGGAACCAGGGCGGTCGTGCTGGTCAGCTTTAGCTGGGCCGAGATGTCCGTGCCGGAGCCGGTAGCCGAGGCGTAACTAACAATGGATGTCACACCGGTCGTTGCTGATGTTACGGTGAAACGTGAGCCGTCCCAAGCAATCGTGCCACCAGTCAATGACGCGTTGATGATGCTAGCCACACCATTCAGATTGGTCTGGGCGCTGAAGTTGAGCGCGGACAGAGTCTTAACTACGCCGTCGATGGTGATCCTAAATGACCCGGTTGTGATGGCTGTCCAATTGGACATGACCTGCTCGGCTGTAGTGAGAATTCCGCCTTGAACCAAGCCAGCAGTTGCGGTGCGCAACCAGCGACCTATCATCAGTTGTTGGGGGCGCGGGGATTGACCAAAGTACAGAGCGGCACTCAGGTACTCAGGAGCGGACGTACCAAAATCTTCGGCCACCGATTCTAGATCTACGTAATTGCGAAGACGATCAACGCCATTAATGACATTTGAATCACCAACAACAAGCAAAGTTCCAAAGCCACGGCGAGCCGCGGCCAATGGAGCCAGATTGACGGTGGCTCGCACCAGCCGTCCGATATTCAAACCTTGAACCATGTTTCTTTCTCCTAAAATTATGCCGGCACGTTAATGTCAGCGGTCAGCGATTCGACGGCCCGGTTGGCAACAACGCCACCATTCGCCCCAATAAAATGCAAAATATCGTAGCTTCGACGAATTTGCCGCGCTATCGTCATAGTTATATCAGCCCGATCAAAAAACCTATCATTCACAAGCTCTGGAGCATGCGTGATGTCTGAAAATCCTTTTATGCCCATGCCTGAAAGTAGCAATTGCTCTCGGTTCTGGGAGATCATCTCCACACCATCCCTAAGCGTACCGGCATTAATCAGACAATTAGGGCCATAGAAAGCGCACAATAAATCAACATCCTCGTGCCTAAGGATATTCGACCCACCAATATCAAGTTGTTCATGATACGCACCGCTCTCATGGCGCTGAGACGTGATCGCAAACCCGCACCAATCAACATCAATTGACGGTATGGGTGGCGGGTTCTGCTGCCACATAGGCCTGACAAAAGTTGCTCCGAGTCCCGTAACGCCAACGATGACGCTCTGCAAAAACCGGCGAAGCGCCTGTCCATCAAGCGATGACGCCGTCTGAGTTAGATAGCCGCCAGTCGCACTTGTGTTAGGCATTGACGGCCTCCAACTTACAGATTGATTTCGTAAAACCCGCTCCGTAATTCATAAAATCTTCCACCACCTCAAAAACCTGATACCTCTTGCCTTGCCAAACAATGATATCTGCGTATCCGCCGGGACTTTCTACCGTCAGTTGGCCCCTATAGTAGACTTCAATCAGGTCTGATAGTCGTGCGCCCTCTGGCACGCGCTCCAAGGACTCGGTGTTTCCTCCTTGGACTACAACCGTGATTGTTGATGGAGTCTCAATCATAGTGTTCTCGCCGAAGGTGTTGATCGTCGATGAGCGACGGATCAATGTCACCGTGTTGGTGAAATCCGGGTCCGTTAGCAGCTCAGATACATCAATGAGCGCCATTATTTCTGCCTAACAACGTAGGTGATACTGTTCAGCAACTGCCCAGTGCGTATCAATGGCTTCTCTCCTTGCTTGCCTTGGCGCTTGCGGGCCGCGATAGTAGAGGGCTTTAGCGGCGCGAAACCCTCACCAGAGCGGATGCGATTCTTGACAGCAGACTGGGCCACCAATCCAGCAGCGTTTAGGCCTTGGTCAATTGTGGCCTCACCTGTAACAGCCTTCTTTGCGTAGCGCTTAAGAACTTCTACGCACTTCGGGGCCGCCGCCTTCACGCCAGGAACCAGGAACGGTCGAGGAGGGATATTGCGTGCTGCACTACCATTCTCATGGATGTAACCCAATGAAGCATTAGTGATGGGCCCATCCTTCCGGGCGCTGTTGTCGGCAGGGATGCCAACGAGCACGTGCTTGACTGCCATGTTCTGGATGGACTGTAACACGCGCATCGAATCGTCCCTGGTGATCTTGATGCCATTCATAGTTGGTAGCACCCGCTCCCCAAGAGACGTACCAACTGGATGTACTGACGCCCGTAGGTGGTCTGGTTCCAGTGGCCGGCGCTAGGAAGCATCACACCTGAATTGTCGTAGCTCACACTCACGGAGCCCACAGCCTTGCTAGACACGGGGCCACTTGATCCACCCGGTAGACCGCCAGCTGTTGATGCCGCCACATTTCCAGCTGCCAATACGATGTTGTGGGCGGTGAATAGCTCCACAGCTTGCGTGTACATGCCGCCAAAGCGGTCTTCGGAAATAAGTTGTTCACCCAGGCCCGACCAAAAATTGATAGTCGAATTAGGAAAGCGGGCACCGTCCGCAAACTCCGGAAAGTCGGTGCGAAACAGTGCGATGTCCATTACTTGGCCTTCTTGGCGGCAGACTTGGCTGAGATAGCATTGACCTCATGAATGCTATCAGAGGCATCTTCTTCGGAATCATCTTTGCGCAGCACCACGGCATTGCCCTCCTTGACCAGGGCATCAAAGAACCAATTATTTTTGACTTCCTTATTTGGAACAGAGTGCTGGCCCTTGCCGTAGGTTTCCTTACCGATTGTCACCGGGCGATTGAATTGAACTTGCATCATCTTCTCCTTGTCGGTGGAGGCCAGCTATTAAGCCGGCCTCCGTTTCTGTTAGATACCGTCGCGGTATACGGCAGTTTCAGGGTAGACGAACTCCACCTCACCGAATGCCCAGATATATGGGGAGTTGAACTTAATACCCAGGTAGTACGGGGTTTCCCGACGGACGGGAACCATGGGGAAGCGCACACGTTCCTCGTCATTGGTGTAAGCAACCATACGATCGGCTCCACCTGCACCGCGACCAGTCAGCCACTTGAGCGGC